TCAGGGCTTGAAACCCTTATCTGGTGTCTTCGGAGGTGGGATGTCCCATAGCCTGTCGCTGGATTCCTGCTGCGCCTTTGCTTTTTGCTCTTCTGTTGAGCCAAAGCAGCCGCTCAGCAACAGCGCAGTAACGGCGACGAGAATTGCGCCAATCATGGTGTGCTTCATAAGGTTCCTTCCTGTGAGATGGTCGGGCATTACATCAAAAATCGCCAATCGCCGCAAAGCATGGCGCTGAGCCAGTAGCCACCACCTGCCGTACTCAAAACATGAACGCTTTCATGTCCAACCGAATTCTTTGAAGGAGGTGAAAACGCCTCCATGTGGGTTTAATTATAACTAGCCTCCATATCCTCTTTACTTCGCTGCAGGCACATTCCTTTTACGTAAGCTTCTGCGTACTCAAAAGTGCTTCACCGATCGAAGTCTTCGACCAAATTCGACCCAAGATATCTGACCTAATTGTAACACCGTAAGTATAAACGCAACTGGGGAAACTATCAGTATCATTTTTCCAGGCAGATCACCGATAGACCTCACCATCACTAAAGATCATCGACTGCAACGGTGGTCTTTTCAGCTCAGCCAAGTACGCAACACTTTGTGATCTAGTCATGCTAGGAAACACCTCACCTTTAGGTATAGGTAACCTTGAGCAGGCTGGGCTGCCGATTGTTGGGCTGGACCTATGTCGATAGCGCCGACATCAATCAGCTGCTGGAAATCGCAGAGCTGCAGCTGGCATTGACGATCCACGATGACGCTGACATCCAGGATAGATGTATTCGGGCCGAGAATTTGGAACTGCACACCAAGCTAGCTGACTGGAACACCACAATCATTCCAGCGCTCAGCAGCGACCTTCGCGAAATCCTCGGACGCCCGAACCTTACTTGCCACCACATCGCCAAGGCTCAACGTATCATGGGGCTCACGATCGCACCCAATGCCGAAGTCAAGCGGGCCGTCGTGATTCACTGGCCTCTCGGGCACTCCTTTAGGCACGGCGCGGATTGGCGTCAGCGTGTAACAGCCGAGCTGGCGAAGGCAGGTAATACGCTGAAAGTCTAATAGGAGTACAAATGTACTACGCTCCGCTATAACCCCTTTCTCCCTATTCACTGCTGCGCTATGTCGATAAAGCCTGACCCGCCCCACATGAAACAATACTAGCGGCTCGGTTCCCCCTCGTGCCCAGCGAACAGCCAGCTTAGAGAAGCCTCTGCTTCAATTGGTTTGCATGCAAATTTGAGGCTGAGGCACAGGCTCCGGCATCAGGTTGGCATGTAACAGATCACCGTAACCCCAGACCAGCGTTCCCAAGACTGCCGCGATGGCGCAAACAGCGCGCCACAATGTGTAGTAACTGCCATGCGATCTTCGCATCTGCCTGTTGAGTCTGCTCACACCCTCGCCCAAAAGCGATTCGCCAAGAAGGGCAAATACAGTTATAACAGATCCCGACCGTGAAAATTGCGCAGCGTCTCCCTCAAACCACCACGCGATACTCCAAGCGAATGAAATAAACACCGCGATTGCAGCTGCGTATAGGCGTCGCCTAACCTCAAACAATGATGCCGCTGCCTTGCCAGTTACCTCAGGCACGTACCTTCCATCATCAATTGAATCGCAAGATCCCCCGTAATTTTCCTCTTTTCTCTTCAGGGCGCCGTGAATCAGAATTGTGGCAGCAACGCCTACGATCAGGCTTAGGTGTGTTTTGCGCACGTGGCTATCTCTCTTGAAATTTGAATTATCTTAATTACTTGTCCGGCTAGTATATATGCCTGACGCATTTTTAATGGTGTATTTACGTATCAGTGCCGAGATATGGCGGCCAAGAAATCCGTAGGCCCAGCGCACAAACGGCGGCACGGTGGTGCCCGTTGATGAGGTGAGCGAATGACCCGCCTCGCCTCCTGCCTCCTGCTGTTGGCCACAGGCGCAAGCGCCGGGCAAACCTTTCATGTCGAGGCATTCGGGAACATCGACAGGGGCGGCAATTGTGTGCACGACGAGGAGCGCGGCGTTACCTACTACGTATTCTACGGCGGACACTTCGGCGGCATCAGCTGCATTTCCGACAGCCAGCCGCAGGCCAGCAATCAGCGCCAGCTCTCCCAGCACGAAACCCAACCCGAACCTCCACCTGCTCTGGCGCCTGGGCGCTGGATTGATGAGAGGTATGAGTTGTGAGGAAAATTCGAGATTTCTTGAAGGCTGTCATAGGGTGGGCTAGTTGGAAGATGGCCGACTCTCTGCATAAGACGTTCGGCGCCTGGCATCCGCATGATGCTATTGACGAAGACCTTGGCTACTGGGGCTAGACATGACCGACCGGATCGAAGCAGAAGGTTGGCTGCTGAGGCAGATCGTCAAGGACGTGGGCCAGTGGCAGAACCCCGCCAAATACCACGAGGCAGCGCGTTGGATGGCGTGGCGTACGCCTCACTGGAGGCTGAGGCCCTGGCCGCTGGAGTCAAGCCATGAGATCCTTGGGAGAAATCATCGAAGCTTCGAAATCGAGCGACTGCCCCGACTACGACGACCTGCGCCTATCAAACACCATCAAAATCACCATTCGTCCAAGTCGTGGAGACGTTGTATCTGGTGCTTGTACTCGCACACTATCTGATAGGTAGAACTCGCGGTCCCAGTGACGAGAGCACCTACCACGTCGCAATCTGCCTCTACGAACTTCTCCCACGCTGCCTGCGCCTGGGGCATCATGGCCGGTACATTTTTCGGGAGCGAGCCTTCATCGACATACACCTTTGCGGTGGCCAGGGCCTTCTGGTACTTCTCTTCCACCGCGTCCTTGGCCGCCTCCCGCATTTCATATGCGCAATGAGCTGAATCCTGGGTGGTTTTGGTCTCCGGCTTTCTCAAGCACTGCTGCCAATCGGCCTCAAGCTTCGCCGCGTACTGACGCACCGCTGCATCCCGTGCTGCAATCTCTGCTTCTTCCCCGTGCAGCTCGGCGTGGGCTGCGCCCACTACTGCCAGCACCGCGCCAGCGATACCGGCCTTGATAACGGTCTTCATTGGTCTCATTTCCCTGAGTCATAGCCCGGCCGGCGTGATGCCGTTCCAGGCGGGTTTGGCTCGGCCAGAAGCCGGGCGAGGTGATCCTGACGCATTATATGCGTTGCCATTACCCTCGAGTTGGAGCACCGCAACATTTCAACCGCAATCAAGGCCTGATCAAAGCGCGCGATTAGCTTCGACAAGATCGTGACGCCCTGCGGTATGCCGGAGGACACCTTCTATGACTCTAGCCCTGATGTACATGGCCTACCTGATTTGCAGGGGGCCGCGATGAGCGCAGCGGTTGAACCGCTCGACACATGCAGTGCCCGCCGCATGATGTGGTTCGACAAGGAAGACCAGCGCGCCCTGTTCGGCGACATCCGCGACGACGAACACCAGCGATGCGACAGCCGGATACTGAAGGTTGAGCCAGATGTGCTGATGGACTTTCGGAGTCTGCCCTTGGGGACGCCGCTTTGCGCTTGGTCGTGTTCGATCCGCCGCATCTGACCCGGGCCGACGTGGCTCGCTGGATGCGGGCAATGTACAGAGTGCTCACCAGTGAATGGCGGGAGGATATCCCCCAAGACTTTGCCGAGCGTTTCCGTGTACTGGAACCTGAGGGAATCCTGATCTTCAAGTGAAACGAAGCCCAAGTGCTGGTCAGCACCAACCAGTCCCTTCGTGTTCCAACCTAGCAAAGGTGGGCTGTGGATCAACGAGCCAAGTGTTACAATCCGCCACTTCAAATCGGCGCTGAAGGCGCTGAACATCCGTGAACGCCGTCAGTACGACACCCGCCACACCTACGCAACCATGTGCCTGATGTCTGGGATGAACCCCGCGTTCATCGCGAGCCAGCTCGGCTACAGCGTCGAGATGTAGCTCTCTACCTACGCGAAATGGATCAGCTCCTCCTTGGACTGGAGGGAGCTGGAGAAGCTGCCGCCCCGAGTCGAAATGGCCCAAAATTGGCCCAGAACTGACGAGAGGGCCTAAATACACCTCTGGAACCCCCGCAGGACAAGCACTTGATCTCCACAGCAAACATCACCATGCGATATACCATGGGGTAGGAGCGGGAATGGGTCAACTTTGCTAGGCCATTTTCCTCATACTCCCCTACCGAAACGCACTAGCTGGTTCGCGAATTGGTCCGATGGCTTTGACACGTCCATGATGCAGATCCGGTATACCATACGTCATTCCGGTCGCATGCTCCGTCTGATTCAATGTCTGCTATCGACCCAAAGCTGCCGTTGGCTAAAGACAGCTAACTACCCATAGCTGCCCTTCACCGAGGACAGCTATCGGCCTGAAGCAGGCATAGAATGACCTAGAATACCTAGAGCGATCCGTGCTGGAGAAAAACTATGCCCTTACTTCATAGATACGACTCATTACTGCTCAAGAAAAGCGTTACATTGTCGCAACCCTATTCACACCGATTGAGTCAAAGCCTAGCACTAAAGCTTCAACTGCTGTCATCCCTTAGACGGATAAACAAATTCTCCGTGCTAGATGAAATTGCACTGCTAGAGAAAACACCGACTAGCCGCGCTACAGGAACCAAACCAGCTGAAAAATTCAGAGGACCTATTCTAGGTAAGCTCTGGCACAAGCATTATTGTGATTCAAGACATTTGGCGCATAACTTTCACAATAGGTGGTTTGGGGATTATGCACTTAAGCACAGCTTATTAGAGGGGAAGCTCCGAGAAATTTTTATGACTGAAGAGGATGATGCTGACATTGAAAGGTATCGCGTTGTCATGGCTAATCGAATATCGCATACGATTGTTTATGAGGGGATCGAGTCAAGGCGAAAGAGGAAGGCGCTTACGGGTGAGTGGATCGTTTATTACATTCATGACGGACTTAACTACTACCTGGATTTAGCTGATCATTCAGAAATTAAAGATCCTGAAAAATTTTTCGATCGTCTGAGGAACGGGTCTGAATGGGAATTTCCATTCGCATTCAAATGAATCGCTTCTGGCTTGATAAATACTTTAGCTACAGCTTAGGGCCGGCAGCTTCTGTCGCGGAGGGAAACAACCGACCAAAAGCTGTATTCGCCACAGGTAGCTAACGGCCAAAAATGGCCAGCCTAATCAATTCAGACTTCACCCTCAAGTACCTCGACTCGTATCAATTTGAAAAGCTCACCTACCAGCGTGAAAGTCATCAAATATACTGGAGTCTTTCGACCCAGAGCTGATAACATTCCAGTTTCATCGATTAATTCTACCGATGCAAGATAGTTGTTCGCGGCGTGAAGGTAGTCGACATGAATGTCCGCGCCCCAAAATGGATTTCGAAGAAAGGCGCTGATGCTTATTTTGTGGCCATTTATTTCAGCTTCGTTGCCGTCAAGAATGAGGCTGGCTCTAATGTTCTTTTGCTCATCAGCCATCAATACGCATGCATAGGAAGAGTCATCGAAGGCGAAAACTGAGCCATCGCCAAGCTGACGAAACCCATTCCAAATCAGCTCTTTCAGGAGTTGTTTGAAATAAGGAACGCTCGAAAATTTAAGGTTATCCGAATACTCAGAGAGATTAATAATATGCTTGAAGACCCCCTCCAGTTCGCACGTATCTGCCCGAGAGCAGGAAGATTCTACTAACCTATCTGCCAACAAATGCATCAGCGCCGTAATTTTATTGCTGTCAGTAATTGCGTCAAATATACGAACTGCTCCTTCTTTCTGTTTTTCGTCCTTTATCTTGGATGCATACTCCACTATTGTTGTAAAAGTACTGAATAAGTCATAGGTTGTCGCACTCAAAAAATTCAAATATTGCCAATGAAACGTCTGGCTAGGATTCCTAAAATAATCATAGTCATCAAGCAGCTTGGCCAAGCTTTTGCTTTCTTTGACCAGCTTGAGCTGTTGTGTGCTGGAAGACGCACTGCGATCACCCTCAATCACCCCATCTTCCCCAGTGCCACTAGCGCCATCAGCATAGATGCTTATAACCATATCTGAGACCGCTGGGTGGCTTGAATTAAATTCACTTTTAAGTTTTTCATTGAATGCATTTGACAGCGACTCTATATTGCTAATTATTTGCTGGCCTGTCAGGTAATTCATCTCAGATAAATGATTTTTGTTATTTTGCTGAATTGAATAATATACAAAAGCGACCGATACAAGCGTAAACAGCGGCGAAAGGATTCCGCTAAGGTATGATCCGAACCCACCCCAGTCGGCATTGCTCTCTGATATTTCAGAAAAACCAAAACGGTACCACATGTAGTAAACGTAAACACCAATCGGAATGACGCATACAATCACAGCAATTACACTAAGAAGCTTTATAGCATTTCGATTCATTGTGAATTAACCTTTTTCTGCTGCCTTGCAGTTTCAACGCTGGCGCGATGCCAACAGCGAATAGTGGCATAAACACATCAGAAAAACATCTGTTAGTTAAAGCAAGGATGGCGACTACTTCGGTAAAGTCGTGGCTAGTCTATTTCGCAGCTGGCGCGCTGAGGTCCAATCCCGACGCTCAGTTCTGTGCATGACCGTCCGCTATGAGTCGAAAGCAGCCTTTAGCAGGAGGCTGAACTCAAGTCGCCCAGAAGATGCTGGTCAGGCGCATCGGTTTAGCCCAACGGTTTTTAAGACCGGGGCACAAGCGCCCTATCCATGCGGCGTCAGGAGCGAAATCGATTCCAAAACAAAAACGAAACGGCACGGCTACGGGCCGCATACTGCAAGGGTCGCCGCTTCAGTTTTGGAATCGATTATGTGCCCTCTATTGACCGATCTAGACAAGCAATCAAGGTCGGTATAGCTTTGGTGCTCATCATGGAGATATCAAATGGCCATTGACCTTATAACGAAAAGCATCCTGGACAGCGTGAGGATCGTTTACAGCCCGACCTCTGTTCTGATGGAAGCTTTCGCACAGTCTTTGAAGGAAAAGCAGGAGCCAACGGGTTTAGCAGAGCTGAGGGTCGAAGCTGAGCGTCGAGAGCTCGAAATGCGCATGTCTGAGGCTGAAGCTCGTGTGGCTCAAGAACTCGCCATCGCGAGGCGTATCGAGACTGCCCACGAGGTGGAGATGACAGAATATTTCGATTACTCAGGCAAAGGCCATTTAGGCCTTAAAGCTGATGGTGAAAGCATCAGTGTGGGAGCTGGGGGATCTGGCCGGCGCGTGAGTAAAAGAAAGTTCGTTTTCAAAGGTGGACCCGCAATTGCCGAGATTGAAAGCAAGCTTGAGCCCCTGTTCCCTACCGAAACGCCAGCTGATGCTTAGGATTGCGATAGTGCGCGCGACCTTCCAGTAATGCAGCAGTAGCGGAAGATCCCCGCCCCAAGCCGCACAATCTGCGGCGCCCAAGCCATGGCTGTCCAATACCTTATCCTCATTTTCAGCGGGTTTCGCTTAGTAAAAGCGCGGTGCCTCACGGCAGTATTAGACAGCCTGGCCACACTCCTCCGGCGTTCTGCCGAATCCTACCCTACCCTGATACACGGTCGTGATCCCGGACGCTGAACCGGACGACACCCCACACCTCGAACGTATCGGCCTCCATGATGTACCGCGAGGGGTACTTTGGGTTCTCCGACCGTAAGACCAGCACACCGTGCTCATGGCACATGCGCTTGCAGACCGGTTCGCCGTTCACCGCCGCGATCACGATGTCGCCGTGCTTGGCCTCGACGCTTCGATCAACGACCAGCAGGTCGCCGGAGTACATCCCAATACCTTGCATGCTCTCGCCCTCGATCTTGACCAGATAGGTCCAGGGCGCACGCACCTGCATCAGCTGATCCAGGCTGAGCTGGGGCATGTCGTGGATTTCGAAGTCAAGGGCGGTGTTCATTGGCGGGGCCTCCATACTGTATGAATGAACAGTATGGTAGTGGCCTGCAATAGGCCCGGCAACTGCCGACAAGCGGGGTGCGCTAGTGCAGCGGGGGCAGTTTGTTGCCCATCAGCTTGGAGACGGTGCGAAGCTGGTAGTCAGAAACCGCCTGGGCCAATGACTCGGAGTGGAGCCGCAGACGCTCTACCTCTTCGGCCGGCGCGCCATAATCCCTGGCTTCCCAGTACCGTTTGAGAGCTTTCATCGACTGCTCGATCAGCGGTTCGCCTGCCTCAACAGCCTTGGCAAAATCATCTTCGTCCATCAGCTAATCCCTTGTTGATGCGCAAGTATAGGTCCAGTGACGCTTCTGCAGGGCAGCCACCAACAGACGTTGGAGCACATGCCCACGTTAACCAAGCCCCAAGTCAATCAGGGATGAGCCGCCGTGTACAGGCCATGACGCATAACCTACCTTCACTTTTTCCAACAGTTTGGATAGGATTCTTAAAAAGAGAACGCATAAATGTTAACAGAAATTAATTACTTCCTAATAGATTCCGCTTCGGATAGCACAGCCACCTGGATCGCAATCACATCGCTCGCCGTGTCAATTGGCGCACTTATAGTTGCCACCTGGCAAACGAGCATGACCAGAAGTCACAATAAGCTGTCAGTCAAACCAAACTTAGCTATCGACGTAAGCCAGGACGGCGGTAACTTCTCTGCAGTCTTAAAAAACACTGGGTTTGGCCCGGCAAAAATCACTAAGTCAACCTTATATTTAGACGGCGTCCCTCAGGCGGGCCAAGGAACAGCGCTTATAGAATCAGCCTTCAAATCAATTCCACATTGCGAGCTATTCTATACAGAATTTTTCCATCCACCTTATGTATTACCAACTAGCGGCTCCGTCCAGCTATTCAAGGTAGAGTTCGACGATAAGCAAATAGGAGATTTTCGAGACTACATAATGACAAGGTTAAAGCTAGAGATTAGCTACACATGCTTCTATGAAGATGTGCAATTCTTTTCTTCGGACCAGTGATCAGTTTAGGCGTATCTAGCTAGTACGCTTCAAGTGCTTGATATTCACTCTGGCACTGCTCTCCCGCTATTCGGGCTTGGTCATAAGCTTTCGCCAGCTCTCCCGCTCGCGCATCAGCCCGTGTGAGCAGGTCGGAGAGCACCATGGCGGCGCGGGTGGCTGCCTGGCCTCGGGCGACAGCGGCGGTATCCGTGCCGGGGCAACTGACGGCGGCAGCGAAGTTGGCGCCGTCGTCGCGCAGCCGCTGGCCAGCAGCATCGGCACCAGCAGCACCAGCACTCGCAATCGATCTTTCTTCATGACCATGGGCTCTTGCCTCCTCCTGCGCTTGGGCGCGTTGATGTTCCTGCTGACGGGCACCACGCTCACCGAGCACCTCGGCAAGACGGTCGCCGCTATCGCGCTGGGCCGAGGCTTGGCCAGCCTGCGCACGCTCTACACTCCGGCCGTGCTCGTAGGCGCCCCAGTGGCTGGTCACCAAGACTACGGCAACCGCCAAGCCAACCCAGGGGCTCATGCCAGGGCCCGCCTGATGCCCTCATCAATCAGCGTCGACGGATACGGGTTGGTGCCGTTCTCGTGCATGATGATGCCGACCACCAGTTCGCGCAGGATCTGCGGCTTGGAGATGTCGATCGAGTCGCGCACGCCGACGCCCAGGCGCTTGGCGATGGCCTGCGCATAGGCATTGGTGTCGTTCTCGCTCGCCGGCGCCCAGCGGTTGATGAACTCCAGCGGGGTGTCGATTCCAGGACGGCCAACGCCCGGCATCCCATCCTTGCCTCGATAGTTGAGCAGCAGCTTGCCCAGAGCGCGGATGCCGTTTTCTGGATGGTCAAAGCGCGCAAAGCGAGGTTTGGCCACGCCCACCTCAAGACCCAGCTGTCCTTGCCAGGCGTTGCGCGGGTTGTAATCGATGTTCCCTGGGTTGTTGTTGCGGACACCGCGGGGTGTGGTCATAGGTTTTCTCCAGGCGAAAAAAAGCCCGCGCTGGGCGGGCTGGAGTTGAACGAGGCCGATCAAGCGGCCGGGGCTTCCGGCTCCGGCGCTGCTGCGGGTTCCTTGGCAGTGATCGAGACCTTGGCGCTGTAGTCCTTCAGCACCTGGGCCACGCAAACTTGCGCGGTCGGGAACTGATTCAGGATCTCGCGAGCGCGGGCGTCGGCCTCTTCCTGAGTGGCATAGCGGGTTTTGTTGGCTGCGTCATAGTCGTTGGCCAGGTTGATAGCTACATAGGGCATGGATGTTTCCTCTTTGGTTATCTAAATGGGAATGGGTAGTCGCTCGCTCGAATAACGAGCGCTTGAGGTTGGCGGTCAGTCGGAATATCTGACCAAGTTGTGTCTCGTGCACCGCTGTGTTGGGAGATAGTTGCAACGGCAGGGCTGAAGAAAAATCTGACGCCACCAGAGGCGCCGCCACATCCCTCGTTCGCGCTAACGCTTGCGCCTTCTCCTAATGTGTATCCTTCAGCCAGCATGCAGATCCTGGAGAACGTCAGGTAGGCTGCAAGCTCACCAGACGCTACTGGAACAAACACAGCTCCTTTAGGCTGTGGGTAGTCAGTGTTTGCCCATTCCCTACCTGAAGCCTCGTTGCCGCCACCCGAATAGGGAGTGAATCGCAGGTCTGAGCCGGGATAGGCCGGTGCGTTAATTGGAGGAGGATCCACAGCCGCGATGATATTTAGCGGCGGCATTCCGGTTGTAAAACTGATACGACCTGCAGCGTCATAGCACTCCATGCCCGTCCTCTCGCCCACGTCGCGCATCAGGTCGAAGATATAGGCCTTGGTATTCGGGCTGCAGCCTTTGAAGTACAGCGTTCGGACATTGCCGCTAACCGATTCACCACAGGGCTTGCCATCGCCGACAAGGAAAACGATCGGCGAGACAGCACCAGTGACGGTGATTCCGCATATGGGATCAATCAAGCGCGTGTATGAATAACTACCTTCTTCATTTGGCGGCAGGTTGAGAGACCGCAAAGTATAACGCCCCCACCTGTCCACCAAGTCCAAATATCCACTTTTTAACAAGCCGTAGGAAATTCGGTCGATATCAAAAAGGAGCGTGCCGTCTTCTTTGAATACCTGAAATCCGACAGGCATTTCACCTCCTAATAATAGCCGTAGTAGATTCTGCAATTGGCGCTGAACTGACCAAACCAAGTTGAATGCTGGTATTGCCAGGACAGCGTGTTGCCTGAGATTGTCACGCCCGGTTTCTTGCCCTTCCATTGCTGCGTATCTACCAGCGGCACGACGATATAGAACCGCCGCTTGCCCGCTGGAATACCGGGCAGGGTTATCGCCCCGCCCGTTGCATTGGTGACAACATCTCCTTGGTGCTGACTGATCGACATCGTCATGTTGACGAGCAGTCGACCGTCTGCGCCATATACTTCAAGACCAGTTGCCATAGCTATTACCACTCACCCATACGAATGCGTCGAACTCCGTTGATAACCATATCAATTCCGCTGCGGTTGAACACCGTATAGGCTGACGCCGCTTTGTTCTGCATGATTATCGTCCCACTAGCGAAGTCCATGCGCATAATTGGAACTCCATTATTTGCAAGCTCCGACGAGTTTATGGAATTACCTACAATTGCCCTCTGAATCGTCGCGCTTGAGATGAAGGCTTCGTTCAAGAACACCTGCCCATTTTGAATGGCAAATGGACTCACAAAGCCGTTCCCGCTCGGATTGAGCACCGCGAACCGATCCGCCATCACAGCGAAGACCGACTGAAGCACTCCACTGCTGTTATCCGCCCCCAAGCCAAACCCTGCAGCCACGTATTGCCCACCAGCTGTTACCTGGAGCCGCACCGAGTACGAGGCGTTGACCTTGTTGTTCAAACTGGTTTGCGCCGTGCTGATCTGCTGCACTGACGCGTTGGTGCTGCCCAGGTTGCTCTGAACAGTGTCAACGCGCTTGCCCAAGGCGGTGTCGGCGTCGGCCCGCGCCGTGACCTCGCTCTGGGCTGCTGCGAGAGCATCATCTGCTTTCGCCTGAGCAGTGGTGATGCGCGTGCTGAGTGCTGAGTCAGCATCAGACCGGGTTTTGGCCTCGTCGTGAATCGCGGCGCTGGCATTCCCTACTGACGATTGCAGGCCATCGATTCTTTGTGCCTGAGCAGTGATTGTCCCGCCCTGGGTCGATACAGTTGAGGACAGCTCGCTGAGCGCTCGGGATGCGGCCTGCGTCTCCCTCGCACTGTAGCCAACGCTGAACGTGCTGGGTGTCTCATTCGCTCCAACTTGTTCCTCCAGCATAAAGCCGTCGTACAAGTGGCTGGATGCAGAGGCAGTTCTGCTTTGGTAGAACACCAGGCAACTGCTGTCCACTAAAGCTGCCGGCATCGTCAGGACAGCGCTGACCCTCGTCATAGCAGTCGTGACGTTGACCTGTGCCAGCTCAGCTTCCACATTGGAGCCGGCAGCGTTTGGGTAACGGATCCTGAGCGACATCGCTCTGGCCGCGTCAGCTTGCACCCAGAAAGACAGGATGTACTTCTTGCCGGGCTTGAGCTTCATAGTCCAGTCGGTGCCGCTGGCAGCCAGGTAGAAGTAGTTGACCTGCGAGACCGTACTGTCGAGCTTCAGCAGATATTTGCCTACAGCACCCGCACTTGCCACGCTACTTGCGTTGAGGCTTGCCTGCTTGTTCATTGCTGGCGGCGAAGCTCCGAATACGCTGTATTCCGCAGGTACCAAGTTGACTGCTCCACCAACCGACCCAAGAGTGTTCTGCAGATCGGTAATGCTGCTACTTGCACTGGTGAGGCTGTTCTCAGCGGCCGAGACCCTATTCCCAAGCGTTGTCACAGAAGCGGCAGATGCCTTAGTGGCTAGTCCATTCGAACCACTGTTGACCGAATTCTCGAGTGCAGTGGTACGGCTACTGACGCTTGTGAGCGTGCCTCCTTGTTGAGTTACGGCTGATGAAAGCGATTCGACCGCGGTTGAGAGCGCACCCTGTTCCGCGATAGCGACCTTTCCATTGTCTTTCCAGCCGCTAACCGTTGCGCTGAATTCAAGCTGTGTTCTGTCCACCTCCAAGAAGGCATTGCTGATGGCTGCTGTCCCGTAGCACGTCACGAAGAAATTGCACTCCTCGGTTCCCTCTGGAGCCACAACGCTGTGGGTGATACGGGCGAATTCAGCGGTAGCAATAGCATTGGTGGCAACCGGGGTACCGCTTATCCCCCCGCCTGAGCTATTCAGGAACTGCACCTCACAGCGTACAGCGAGGCCTGAAGTCCCTCTGACAAATGCAGACATGGTTACCGGCGTGCCAGGGCTTACAGTCACCCTGCGGGAGGATGGGTTGCCTATCCGTGCCCATACTGATGAGCTGATCCCTGAAACATCTATTCGCTGGGCGATCTCTCCTTGAGCAAGTGCAGAAGCGACTCTCGACGGCGTAACGACCGCCCCACTGCCTCCCGCGATTGCCCATCCGTCCGACAGTAATGAAGTACCCTGCTTCTCGAACGAGGGGTTGTAAATCCAGTTTTCACCTCCTGTCTGGCCAATGGAGTTAGTCAACGACGTGACGTTGCTCGATACCGACGTCAACCCCTGCTCGGTCTGACTCACTCTGCTCGACAATGCAGATGTCGCTTCAGCGTTCAGTTGCGACTGATCAAAGCTGGTGCCAGGCACAAAAGCGGAAGGTGCCGTGGCTCCTTCTGCTGCTTCTTCCACCATGATGCGATCGAGCCACACCGAACGATCCGCACCGCCGGAGCGGTTCATCTGGAAGGACAGCTGCATCCGACTGCCGGTGTATGTCGCCGAGGTCATGTCGATAACTACGGCATACCGTGCCCAGTCGGTACCCAGGGTGGCCAGAGCTGCGGGGCCGGTCGTTGTGCTCACTCCATCCGCCTGCAATACCCGCAGGTAGTTCGCCACTTGATGGCCTGCAACGCTTGCCTTTGCGTAGTACGAAACGATGTATCGCTTGGCCCTGAGTGCCATGTTCATGCCGGCTGCTGCCACCGACGTGGAAAAATGAACGGCCAAACCTGTCGAGGTTGAGGACCAATCCAACTTCAGGGCATAACCGCGCATAGCGGCTGCGTCTGGGACGCTACTCGCATTAAACGAGCTGCCGCTCAGCGCTGGTAGCGTCGATCCAAACACGCTGTATTCCGCAGGTAGCAGGTTAACCTTGCCTCCTCCAAGACCGGTCAGGGATGCGCTGAGGTTGGTGATCGCCTGGCCATTGGCAGTGATGGTTGATCCCTGCTGCTCGACCTTGCTGTTCAATGCCTGTACAGCTGAGGCTTCAGCTTTGGTCGCAACCTGACTCAGGGCTGTGGCAGCTGCCGCAGCTGCGTCGGTCGCTACCTTGTCTGTCACTGCCGCCCAAGCCGAACCATTCCAGCGTTTCGGCGTGTTGGCGTTGCCAGTGGTGTCGATCCACAGGTTCTGCACCAGACGCTTGTCAGCCGCGGGCGCTGAAGACCCGTAGATGACCTCCCCCTTTGCACCTGCCGCTGTTGCAGCCGCCTGCGCGGCCTGCTGGGCGGCGGTGACGTTGCTGTTGGTAGCGGTCAAGCCGTTCTGCAGAGATACGATTGATCCGGATTGGGACGTCAACGATGACTCTGCCTGGTCGACCCGCCCCGTGAGGCTCTGCACCGCACTCGCTGTGACGGCAGCACTGCCCGCGTCTACCGCCCCGTTGTCGCGCCATCCAGTAACGACAGAGCTGAACTCGATCTGAGTACGGTCAACCTCCAGGAAGCCAGAGGCGATGGGCGCAGTTCCGTACACCGTTACGAAGTAGTTACACCTCACTGCTCCAGCTGGAGCCAGGACAGTGTGAGAGACACGGTTGAAATCACCAGTTAGGGCGGTGTTTGAAGCTATAGGAACCCCGCTAATTCCTCCGCCAGCGCTGTTCAGAAACTGGATCTCACACCGGACATTGATGCCCGGAGTACCGCGCACAAACGCCGACATGCTGACTGGCGTACCCGGGCTTACCTCAACCCGTCGTGCTGATGGATTGCCGATCCGCGACCAAGCAGAGACCGAGACACCCGTCACATCAATACGCTGAGCGATCTCTCCGGCTGCCAGCGCCGAAGGCACAAGGCTGGGTGTAGTCGTGACACCACTCGCACCTGCGGTCGCCCACCCATCAGCCAAGCCGTTGGCACCCTGCTTTTCAAACGATGGGTTGTAGATCCAGTTCTCCCCACCGGCCTGACCAAGCGCGACGTCAATCTTCGTGAGCGATTGACCTTGTGCGGTGAGCTCTTGGCCTTGCTGGGTGACCATATTGCCCAACGCCTGGACCGTCGAGGCGTCGGCCTTTTTGCTCACGCTGTCGGTCAGCGAAGTGAGCGCCTGGCTTTGCGAACTGATGAGCTGATCTTGGGCCTTGTCCTTGTCTTCGGTCGCCGTGACGCGGCTTGTGACCTGCTGCAATGCCTGCGAGCTGGCTTTGCCGTCGATGCTGGTCTGCATGCCGTCCATGCGGGTGGCTTGCGACGACAGTTTGCCCTCAGCATCACTGACGCGGGTGGTCAGGCTGCTGACTACAGAAGCGTCGGCCTTGGTCTGCGCCAGGGATAGAGCACCAGCGGCAGCAGCTGCTGCGTCGGTGGCCACCTTGTCCGTCACCGCGACCCAAGCCGAACCGTTCCAACGCTTCGGCGTGTTGGCATTGCTGGTGGTATCGATCCACAGATTCTGCGCCAGACGATCGGCAACAGCAGGCGCTGCCGATTGAACGATGACTTTGCCCTTCCCGCCCGCCAGGGTGGCTGCATCCTGCGCGGCCTGTTGGGCAGCCGAGACGTTGCCATTGGTGGTGGTCAGGCTCGATTGCAGCCCGCTGATCTGAGACGCCTGGGCGGTCACCTTGCCATCCAGCGTGGATACATCGTTTTCAACCTTCGAGACGCGCGCGGCCATGCCGTTGGCCGTAACAACGGCCTGCCCTACGTCAGTCCAGTAGGTAGCGTTCGGTGGCGGCGTGTTCAGCGGTACCGCTTTCAGGGCCTGGTAGAGCTTGCCATCACTGCCCAGTGCGCTTTGGCCGACGCTGTAGGCCTTGTCCTTGCGGTATGGCAGCGAGCCTGCCAGAGCCGAAACGTTCGCGATCTGTTGCTGCAGCTCTATCTTGGCGGCGGAAACGTCCGCACTCACGGCGGTGATTTGCTGCTCGAGGTTGCCCTTCACAGTGCCGAGGGCGTTGTTCACGTCGCTGATCTGTTTGGCCAGCTCAGTCTTGGCGGTGCCGATCCGCTCGTTCACCGAGCCCGGACCGTTACCATCGATAAGCGCAATCTTTTCGATCTTGCTGGTGAGCTCCTTGCCCAGCTCGCTCTCGGTGATCTGGTCCTTGATCTGCTCAAGAATCGGGCTGGCATCTGCACTTGCAATGCCGGTAACCACAGTCGGCACCACAGGGAAGAACGGCCCAATGTTACCGGACCGGTCCACCAGGCGTGCCCAGAAGAAGAAGCGCTGACCGGCGCGCAGGCCCTGCATGACATGCTCGCTCTGCGGGTAGGCCAAGTCGGCCAATTTGTTGGCCGCGCCCAGGTCGGTGCCTTCGCTGTACCACAGCTCAGTACGCTCGGTGTCTTCGGCGCCGGCAGGCAGACCCCACTTAATGCCGATGCCGAACAGCAAGCTCTCGGTTGCCAGGAACGTGACCGCCGGCGGCAAACCTTCCTTGCCGTTCAGCTGGGTCAGGTCCGAGCTTTTCCAGATCGAGGTGATATCGAACGCGCTCACCGAACGGACGCGGGCCAAGTAAGCGCCAGCGTAGATACCGACCACGTCCACAGACGCGGCACCAGTGCGCTGCAGGCGGATCCAGTTGCCATTGTCCTTGCGCCACTCGACATCGTAGGCAACAGCGCCTGCCACTGCCGGCCAGGCGATGGTCATGGTGCTGACCGCAATGCCCTGGTCGATCATGTGGCCAGACGACAGCGATACGCTGGCCGGAGGCGCCACGGTGGTCACCGGAATGACGCTGATCGGGCGCTCGTCCAGCTTCGCGCCGGTGTCGATCGCGGCGAACTTGCTCGGGTTGAACTCGAGCGCAGTGATTTCGTAGTTGCCCTCCTGGGTGCGGGTGGTCTTGAGCACCCGGAACAGCTGAACCGCCAAGTCGTCGTAGTCGATCGCCCACTGCAATTCAGGTTCGGGCTGCAGGCTGTACTCGGTGATGACGGTCACCGCCCGTCCCGCGACGGAGTGCACGGTCCGCGCCTGGGCGGTACCGTTGGGCAGGTTCACGATCAGCCGGTCGCCGGCCTTGATCGGCGTGTCACGGTCCAGCGTCACGACGCGACCAGCAGCCGAGGAAATACGGCCGCCGTTTGGCCGTCCTGCTACCAACTCGTCCGCCACTGGGATAACGAACCCAGGCAGCGGGATACGGCCCTCCATGCCGGTCTTGAACGTAACGGTGCGGTCCTGGCTGTTGCTCAGCAGCGCCCACTTACCACGGCGCTGGGCCTCGGATGCCCGGGTGCAGCCAATCGCGGACAGCTCGATTGGGCGGTCCCGGTACCGGCGCTGCAGCGCGTTGTCTGTCACCGGAATAACGTCGGTGTCGTAGTTGTTAGCCGGGTTGTCGTAGCTGACCAGGGCCCGACTGTAGTGCGTGCTGCGCTCGGCGCCGCCATACACGAACTCACCGTCGATCACGTTCGACCGGGTGAAGACGTAGTCGATATCCTGCGCACGCGGCATGTCCGCCTGCATGAACAGCGAACCATGGGCCCAATACACCATTCCCCGATAGATTGCCGACAGGTCACGCAGCAGCGTCCAGGCCTCGGCACGGCCCTGCAGGTTCATGTCGCAGAGGAAGCGCGGCTCCTGGCCACCTACACCGTTCGGCACAAGCTGGTCGCAGTACTGAGCGATGCGATACATCTCCCACTTGTCGACCATCCACGGCTTGATGCGCTTGCCCAGGCCGAAGCGGTCTTCCACGCACAGGCCATAGGTCACAAAGGCAGGGTTGTTGGTCCAGGCCAGCTTGAACGTGCCGTCCCACACACCGCTGTAGGTGCGGGTGATCGGGTCATAGGTGCTCGGTACCGGCCAGCGCTTGGCCTTGCACTTAACCGTCACCGCCGGGATGTTCTGGAACTGCTGGGCATCAAACTCGATGTACAGCAAGGCCGTGTTCGGGTAACGGATCTTCTGGTCGATGATCTCGGTGTAGCCCGCCACGGTCATGGTATCGGCCACGGTACCGCTGTTTGCGTTCGGCGTGAGCCGGCGCACGCGCAGCATCCATCCGGAAGTGGCCTTGGGCAGGTTCACGCGCACCGAACGCTGGTAGCCGTTGGTGGACTTGCCATCCACAGCGCCCAGGTGAGCCTCAACATAAGCGCCACCGTCTGTAGCGATATCGATCGCGTACTCGATGCGATAGCCCCTGGTGTCGCCGTTGCTCTCCTGCTTGGCCAGGCGCGGCCAGGACATGCGCACGCGAACAGCCGAGAGCTGGGTGTTGCTCAGGGCGTGCGTGAACGGGTTATCGCTGCGCAGCTCAACGTTGACGGAGGTTTCGTTCTCCACCGACGGGATGCCCTGGATGTAACTCTGCTCAACGGAGCCCGGGCGCCACTCCCATTTCACACCCGGGAAGTTCACATTGCCGCTGGCATCAGCGATTGGGGTGTTGTCGAGGTAGATGTTCCGGTCGGTGGGCACCCCATCGAATTCGCCTTCGCCCACGGCCAGCAGGATCTTGGCGATGTTCGTGGAGCGCAGGCTGTCCGGAGACTCCACGGCCTGTTTTGGCTGGCTCTCGCCGCCCTTGGCGCCGACAATTTCCAGGTTATCTACTGGGCCCATGCTTTCCTCCGGGCGAAAAAAAACCGCCAACTGGCGGTCTGTGCATTCTTTTGGCGCTATGCCTTGTCCTGTGCCTCGATCGAGGCGGAGATAATCGCCCCACCCCAGCGTCGTTCGCCGATGCAGATCGGAACGGGGTTACCGCTGGCGGTGGTGTTCTTGGCGGAACCAAACGCGTAACTCGGCAGGTTTTCCGGCGCCGCACTTTGGGATAGGCCCTTGGCCTGGGGGCTGAGCATTTGGATTACGCCACCAGCCATCAGGGATGCACCGAGCGACTGACCCCAGCCCTGCATGCCTGGAACGTAGAACGATGCGACGAAAATTACTGCACCAAGGATCGTTTGGAGAAGACCTGCTCTTTTGCTGCCGGTGAGAACCGGAACAAGCCGAAGCTCCGTAGTTCCGCCTCGCTCGAATCCATCCTCCCCAACATTTGCTCCATTGCGGAAAACCGCGAATTTCATGCCCAAGGAGTCAAGGCGTTTAATCTCCGCGGCAAAACCGGGGATCGTCGCCCTCAGCGCTGAGAAGACCTCCCTTACGCTGCCGCTATCCAGCAACTTGCTGTGACTTCGCCCGAAAAGGCGCGCCAGAGACCCTGATAATTTGATCACTGTCATTTCTGCTGCGTGCATATTTTTCTCCAGGCGAAAAAAAACCGCCCGAGGGCGGCATGTCATTGTGTTAATCAGAGGCAGGCTTTGACGGCTGCTTCTACGGCACTACGCCCGACACCAGGCATCCATGCCACCCGCTGATAGAAACTAACGGAGCTGCCTGAACCAGACTTTGTTATTTCCAACAGCTCATCTGTTAGGTTCATGGCACCAATCACCAAGCGGTAGCCATTCTCTGTTTCCGACATCGTCGCCTCAGAGCGCGCGTCCTGCCACTTAGGGAAGACGCAAATAGCGTAGTCGCGAGGTGACTTCGTGGTCTTAACTTGCATGGTAGGGGTGTTGCTTTTTAGATCGCTCGGCGAAACGCACCCCGCCAGCATCGCCACGCTTGCAGCGAGAATAAAAGTTCGCATGTGGTCCCTCCCTGAAAACTGCGAATGTACCATCACTTACTCTCGCGGTGCCGCAAGACCAAGCGCGTCCGGTCGAGCCAGGGGCCACCGAACACGATGATTTCCGATGGCCGCCCCAGCAGGTGGTGCAGCATGAATGGGCCCGGCCCGAAGACCTGGCCGGCCTCGCCAGGCAATTCAGGATTGGCGCCCAAGTAGATGCCCGCATGGTTGGGATGGGCAGTACGCCCCACCGCCATGACGATCAAGTCACCACGCTGTGGCTCGCTCACCTGGTAGAAGCCAGCAGCCTCATAAGCCTGTTCGTACAGGCTCGGCCCGTCGGCGTTCTCCCACCAGCCCTCCTCTCGTGCGTAGGCGGGAAACTCCAACCCCCATTCCCGCTGGTACCAGTCGGCGCAGGTCTGCCAGCAGTCCCAAGCGCCGTGCACGAACGGCCGCCCAAGCAGTGGCGTGCTGCCGGTTGGCGTGATCGTGCGCAAGTCGCCCTCCGGCCAAGACAAGATGTACCAGGGAAGGCCTGTGGCTTCGCATATGGCTAAGTCGCGCGGCGACGGCCTGCTGGTGGCGTCGGGATGCGAGTGAACGATTCCAATCACCTCGCCCAAATCTTCGGCCTCGGCGTACTGCTCAGGTGCAATTCGGAATTCCTCCGTCGGGTCGTTGGCCGCGTTGGTGCATGGGTGATAGACCTGCCTTCGGCCAACCTGCAGCAGTAGGCCGCAGCACTCACGCGGGTATTCAGCCGCTGCGTGAGCTTGCACGGCGGATAGAATGTGTTTGCGCACGGTCAGCTCCGGGCTATCAGCGAAACGGCAGGAAAGCCGCCGAAGGGAAGTTCGTTGCCCTGGCCATGCCGGACGGTGCACCCGGTATCCAGACAGCCGTTGCATTGGTCCTTGGCCGGGTCCGAGGTCGGGTTCCCATCCATGTCGTAGTAGGGACCGGTGTAGCCGCAGTTCGGCCCCCGGTATCCGGCCGTCATTGCCCAATGGCATAGCTGCGTCATCTGACGCCCAATCGTTTCGCCGCCCACATCGCCCGGGCTTGCAAGCTCCCAGGCTACAGTGGTGCCGCTCTCAGACACCTTCTGGTCGATGTACCAGACTTCGATCGCCTCCTCTGCTGGATCTGCGGAGGGGTTGCCGCCGGGAAAGTTCGCAGCGTCCAGGTACTCGGCGAAGGTGTGCCGCATGGTCAGCTTGAATTCGAGCAAGTTGTCGAAGGCCAAGCACAGCGCTGTGATCCGGCCATTGACGTTACCCGCACTGAACGTAGGCCGCACCGCGGTACCATCAGAGTTCGCTTCGATCCCTTCGATTTGAACTGGCCAGGCGCTGTACTCGTTGCCTTGCCACCAGATGGACTTTGCCGGCAGCTGGTCGGCATTGGTTCCGGCTGCTCGCAACTCGTCGGGAGTGTGAGGAATGGCGTGCCCATGGAATCGCAGCACGTCAGCCCCGAAGTCCGTACCGTCGAGCTCGAACAGCAATATCTCAGCCCCCGGCTCAAGCTTCTGTAGTTGGGTGATCAGGCTCATGGATGAAATGCTCTTTCGAAGGTGGCAGTGAGTACGGTGATGCCGCCGGGCTTACGCACCTGCCGAAACTTCTCGCAGCGGTACAGGCCCAGCACTTCTTCCGGATTGGTCCACAGAAACGACTTGGCGCCCCGGTGGCGGCGGATGAATGCAAGGATCGGAACAATCTCCGAGACAAGCCCGCCGAATGTCAGATCCCAGCTGTCCGTTTCGCCGTTGAGCCCATCGCTTGTTACTTGGGCGTAGTTGTCGCCGAACTGGGACTTCCTGGTCCGAAGCTCGCTATCACCGCTTGCCTCGTCATCGGGCACCCATGTGAACGTCTCGATAGCCATCAGCGCCTCCCGGTCGTGTTTCGATGGCTGACGCCGCCAGGGCGCCAGGATGAGGCGATAGCTCGTTCGGCTACCCCCTGCATCTGCCGCTCCATGTTTTGCTGGAATGCTGTGGGGTCCAGTTCCATGCCCTCAGAGCTTCGGTCTTCCAGGGAAACGGCCACCGGAACGCTGACCTGCACGATTGTCGAGCCACTACCCCCGCCCATCACCTGCACGCCCAGCGACCCGTCAGCGCCACGAGCTAGCGGCATGATGGCTTCGGGACCGGCCTCCCCAGCGACACCCAGGCCACCGCCCGCCATGGCAAAGCCAGTCGGCCTGGTCAACACACTATTGGTAGCGAAGGCCCCGCCCTTGGCAAACATCTGCACGCCACCATCCCAGGCGCCGCCCTGAGCCTGGAAATAAGCGCTCGAGTAACCGGCCTGAGAAGCGCCAAGGTTGGATGAAACCGCCCCGGCAGAGCCTGGCGTCATGCCGTTGCCGCCTCCACCGCCGAAGTAGTTTGTCGCAGCCGTTACGCCCCAGTTCACTACAGTGCTGAGCAGTGAGCTCGCGGCTTGCTGGCTGGCAATTCTGGCCATGTCAGCTATCACGCTGGTGGCAAAGTCCTTGAAGTTGGCCTTGCCCGTAACGGCGAAGTCGGCCAAGGCGTCCCTGGCCGTATTGAAGCCAGTGGTCAACATTTCATCGGTCGCGCCGGCTACGTTCGAAGCATCAGCCCGGATGTTGGCCCAGGCTCGCTTGGCTCCGTTTCGATAATCTTGCTGGGCCACCAGCCTGGCGTCATAGCCATCAACTTCCATCTGTAGCTCGCGGGCCTGGAAGTCCTCCAGATCCGCCAGACGCTGCTGATACGCGTCCTGGCTCAACCGCCGAGAAACATCTTCCTGCTGCTCCTCCAGCTGCCGGCGGGCCTCGGCGTACTTCTGCCTAACGCTATTGAGGCGCTCAGCCTGGTCGCGCTCGTCATCGCCCATTCCGATACCGGACACATCAGCATTGATAGCGTCCTGACGCGTCTGTAGGACTACCTCCATGGCCTTTCGGTAGGCTTCTGCGCTGTTTCGCCGCGCCTCCGCTAACCTCCTTTCCTCCTCGGCACGCTGTTGGATGGCCGGGGCTGCATAAGCCGCGTTTAGGTTTTTGATTCCCAGCTCCATCTCGGCCGCAGTGATCTTGCCGCCCGCCTGCGCTTTGCGCAGCCCGTCAATGCCTTCCTTGAGGTCTTCCAGACGTTTGCGCTCAGGCAGAGCACGATCAATGATCGCATCGAGGGCCTTGATTTCGTCCTTCAGGGACTTGGTTCGGTCCTTGCTCCCTTGAGTCGCGTCTTTGTTTTTCTTCTTCAGCGACTCAATCGCGCTCGCGGCGGACAGAATCGCCTGGCGGTCTGTTTCAGTGAGGTCGGCATTCTCGGCAATGTGCCGGTTGGCTATCTTGATTGCGTCGCCGTTGTCCTGGAGGCCGGCGAGCTGCTTCTGCAAGGTGGCCAGGTAGGTTTCGCCGGCGGAACTCATGCCAGCTTTTGCAGCGTTATTAGCCTGGGTGGAAGCTGTGTTGCGATCAGTTTCGCCCGTCAGCTCTGTCAACTTGGAGCGAAGGTTAACCATCTCTGCGCTGAGATCTGAGGCTTTGATCTGACCCGTCTCGATGGCCTGGGCCATCGCTTCGGTTACACCCGGAATTCCCCGCACTTCATCGGCTACGGCCTTCCAATCCACCACGGCGCCAGTTGCTGCTTGGTTGGCGGGAGCCCGGACCAAGTCGAGCGCTCTTTGCGCCTCCTCGGGCATCGGAGCCAGACCGGAAATGAAGCCATCGACACCTGCGGATCCAAGGCCACGCAGATCGTTCTCAAACTTGTCAGCAATGGCCCCGGCAGTCTGCCCGAGCTGGCTCTGCAAAGCATCGAGCTTGCCCTGTAGCTCCCTGAGTGCCACCGCCTGTGTAGCGCTGTTCAACTTCCCGAAACGCTCCACCACCTTGTCGAGCGGGTCGGCCAGATCGCCCAGTTTTTTCTCTAGGCCATCGGAGTTCTCGCTCAGCAGCAGGAAGCTCGCCGCTGCGGTACCGGCGAGCAGCGCCAGCCCCATTGGCCCGCCCAACGCCGAAAGTAGGCCGCCAGTGGCAGCGCGGGTCAGGTTTGCCTGCGCAATGGCCAATGCCTCGGTCGACGCTGTAAGTGCCGCTTGCTTGGGCAGCAGCTGAGTCTGAACCAATGACAAGCGCTGCAGGCCAGTAGCAGCCGCGACAGATGCCTCTGCCTGCTGCAATTGTGCCTGCGCATAGATACGCTGGGCCTCGGCGCCTCGAATCGCAGCGCGGGCGTTGTCGACTTCGGCAATTCTCTGGGCAAGCGCAGCTTTAACTGCCATCCCGGCCTTGGCCACGTAAAGGGTAAGCGCTGCGGCACCGGCGCCGCCCATTGCGACCGCCACCAAATCGACGTTGTCGGCCAGCGCCAGGAGCACCTTGGACAGGCCGCCCACTGCCCCGGTGCGGTCTTCCATGTTGCCCAGGAAGGTGCCGATGGCATTGCTGATGTTGACCAGGGCGTCCTGCACGCTGGTGGACATCTCAGCAGCGGCTTTGCGGTTGGCTTCAACCGTCCGCAGCAGCCCATTGTTGAGGTCTTCAAGCGACAGTTTGCCTTCAACGCCCAGCTTGCGGATGGCGTCGGCGCTCTTGCCGGTACCGGTGGCGATCGCCTGCACGATAGTAGGCATTGCGCTCTGGATGGACACCCAGCCGTCAGCTTCGATTTTGCCGGTCTGCAGCGCTTTGGAATAGGCGTCCAGCGCCGATGATGCTTTGTCGGCGGTCGCGGCGTTGGTCACCAGTTGGAAGCTGAAACTGTCGGTGATATCGAGCGTCTGCTGAGTGTTGAAGCCCAGGCTGCGCATAACGTCCGCCGTGCGGATGTACAGCTCCTGCGCTTCTGCCAGTGGGCGGTACGTTTCCTGTGCGGTGCGCATCAGGTGATCCTGCACCACCTGATATTCTGCGGCGCTGCCAGCGGCGGCCTTCATCCGGTCGGACATCTGCCCGTAGGCATCCACCTGCTTGATGATCCCGCCGATCAGGCCGGCGCCTGCGACAGCTGCAAAGGCGCCGCGCATCAATACGCCCGCTGACTGCGCTGCCGCTCCCGCCCTATCGAACGCGGAATCGACGGTGGCCAGATTACGGTCGATCGCTTGCGTGCTGCGCGCCACCAATTGATCAGCGTTTGCCAGTTCGCGGCGCAGCTGGGCCGTGGTGGCCTCGATCTGAACCAGCATGCCCTGGACTTGTTGATCGGCCATGCGTTTCTCCAAGCACAAAAAACCGCACGCAGGCGGTGACTTATTCCGGCTGCCGACCTCGGAAGAAGGCCTTCAGTTTGTCGGCGACGCTGCCAGGCTTGCGCGCTACGGTCGCTTGACCAGATGCATTGCCTTGGGCCTGGCCGCGGCCGGTCCATTCGATCCGAGCATCCAGCGCCAACATCAGCTGCGGTATAGGGGTATGCCAAGCCTTGTCAGGCGGCCAGCCAAGCCAGCCGGTAGCTACGCCGAACAGATAATCGACGTAGCTACCGTCCTTCACGGCGCTGTGCTGTCCGCCTCGTCCTTTCCCCGGGCGACCACGCTCGGTGGTACCGGGTTGAGCAGCACGGTGATGAAGTCGATCAGCTGGGTAGAGACTTTGGCGACACCTGTCTGGAAGACCTCGGTGGCCACCTGGGCGTGCTTGTCTGCGCCCAGACCTGCGCCAGCGACGATGATGTCGGCGCTGGACGAAATGCTCATCAGCCGCATCGACTCAAGCGCGCCGCGCAGGCCACCAAATCGCGCCTCAATCAGCAGTGCCGCTTCAAGCGTTGGCCGCAGGGTGTAAGTCCGCGCACCGACCACCAGCGTGATGGTGCCGTACAAAGCTTCGCTCATGAATTTTTCTCACGAATTGACGGGGCCGCAGCCCCATCGATTAGGCGGTAGCTGGACCGGCCGCGATTTCGAGGATGTCGGTGTTGATGCCCAGCGTGACGTTACGCCGTACGACGTTGTCAGCGGAACCGGCCGCCACCTTGTTGTTCATCACCCGCGCCCCGAAGTAGAACGTGGTCGGCAAGATGGGAGGGGTTGCTCCTGGATCGCCGTCGTTGAGGGTGACCTTGATGTTGTAGTTACCTTTGGCGCGATCCTTGTGAGCCACGGCCACGGCTTTCTGGCCCACATCGCCGTTATCCAGACCGACAACCATCGTCATGTCACCGGCATCGGCTGTGCCCTTGTATTTGCGCACCCGGCCGTTGTCCAGGGAGGTGAAGTTGACGGCACTGAAAGTGTCGCCGAACTCACCGAGGTCTTCGATCTCACCCACCCGGACGTAGGTGTCAGCTTTGTATTTGGTTTCAGTGTCGGCGCCGGTCTTGCCGCCGATGTAGAGTCGGCAGCCGGCGGCTGTATTCAGGTTGTCTTCGGCCATGGGAAGTCCTCCAAAGGCACATTGGATAAAGCCGCGGTGCGGCCGGTAGGTGGATCAGTGGGTGGTGATGACGCGGACGGTGATTGCCCCTTGGTAGGTAACTCCGTCAGCGTCACGCTGGGCGTCCGACTGGATGACGCGCACAGAGACAGCCCTGCCGACGCTCAGCGGCAGCGGGCGCTCGTCCAGGGCGGTAATGACCTCCCCGTTAATGCGTTTCACCTCAGCCTGGCCAACCGTGTCAGACCAAACCGACAGGTACAGCAGGCGCTGCTCGCGCTTACGGCCCGATATCGGGCTGACGTTGACTGAAACCTCGCGGTCGATCGACACATAGGGCATGTCGGCGTCCATGGGGGCACCGTCATAGACCGGGCAGCTCACCTCGGCATGGAGCCTGGCAAAAATGGCCTCTTGCAGCGATACCGAGGGGTCAGCCATCGCCCACCCCCTGGCTTGCCTTACGCAGCGTGCGGCGCACGGCTGTCTCGATGTCAGCCATTACGTACTCGCGGTTCACGTCGATGGAGGGCCGAAGCCACGGATGCGCCGGCCTGGCCGGAATGTCCGGGTACTTGCCGAAGAAATGCTTGCCGTCGCTCTTGTTGGTCGCCCGCCGGTTGCGGTTCCCGGCTCGCTTGCCGCCGATGTAGCCCTTGGTGCCGTACTCGATGAAGCGCAGATAGAAGAACTTGCGGTTGTCGCGCTTGCCCCTAATCCCGATCTGCGCATCAAGGCCGCTGGGAGCGACGTAGATTTTCAGTGCGGCAGCGGCAGCGCCCGTATCCTTGGGCATCAGCTGTTGCTGCGTGGCCAGCACCCGCTCGGCGGCATGGCGCATGGCCGGGGCCAGTTCGTTGTCCATGGTCTTGTGGATGTTGCGCAACGTTCGCCGGAGGCGGATATCGCCGCGCATCTTCGAGCGGCGGGCCAT